TCATAGATTAATGTGTGCAGATGCAACAGTATCAACTGATGTAGAAAAGCTTTTAAACTCTCAAAAAGCAGACATGATATTTACTGACCCACCTTATGGAGTTGATTATAAAGGCATTAATAATGATTCAAGAGATGGACTAGAAGAACTATTAAGGGGTTCTTTTGCAAACTATTTTACATATTCAAAATCAGGTGCTTCTATTTACTGTTTTCATTCAGACAGATGTGCTGATTTATTTCATAAAGTATTTAGAGAGTTTTTTCATTTTAGTTCTATGGTTATTTGGGCTAAAAACAAATTAACTTTAAGCCAAACAGATTATCAAAGCCAACACGAACCTTGTCTTTATGGTTGGTTAAAAAACGGAACTCACTCTTGGCACTCAGATAGAAAACAAACTTCAGTATGGAAATTTGATAAAGAAACAGTAGTCGGACACACAACACCAAAACCAGTAGCTTTAGTTTGTAATGCTATAAACAATAGTTCAAAAGGAGATGATGTAATTTTAGATTTATTTGGTGGTTCTGGTAGCACCTTAATAGCTTGTGAAAAACTAGGTCGCAAAGCTAATGTTATGGAACTAGACCCTAAATATTGTGATGTAATAATACAAAGATGGCAACAATTTACAGGAAAAGAAGCTATACATGAGCAAACAGGAAAAACCTACAATTCAATCTGAGGTTAAAAAGGTAGGTAGACCAAAGCTTGATATAGACCCAGAACAAGTAACAAGATTAGCTAGATTACATTGTACTATGAATGAAATGGCTTCATTTTTTGGTTGTCATATTGATACTTTAAGAGACAATTTTTCCAATGAAATAGACAAAGGGCGATCAGAAGGCAATATATCGCTTAGAAGGAAACAATGGCAAATGGCAGTTGAAAAGGGTAATGTAGTTATGTTGATTTGGTTAGGCAAACAAATGCTCGGACAAAGAAACGAAATCATTGAATCCGATAGCAATACACCTTTACCAATATACGACATAGTAGAGGACAAAAGAGAAGTTATTGAAATGAAGGTAGAAGATGGCAAGTAAATGCTTATTTTGTAAAAGAGAAATGAATAACAAACTTGAACAACATATAAAAGCTTGTCATAAGTGTATAGTTGATTTGCTTATGAAGAAGCATAACTTAAAAGTTAAGAAACAAGCACCAGTAAAATTTAGTTTAAAAAAGTATGAGTAAATTTAGTCTTAGAAAATCTGACAAGAATGTAAGAGGTGGATTATCTGCATCTGGTAGAGCAAGATACAATCGTGCCACTGGAAGCAATCTAAGACCACCAGTTAAATCAAGACCAAATACTTTGACAGAATATAGACGCAAAGGTTCATTCTTAGTTAGAATGGGAAGTAGTCAGGGTAGATTGTTTGATACTAAAGGTCGTAAGACTAGACTTAAGCTGTCATTAGAAGCTTGGGGTTATAGAGGTAAAAGCAAATCTGAAGCAGTAGCTTTAGGTAGAAGATATTTAAAAACTTATCAAAATAGAAAGAAATAGGAAGTGGAACAAATGTGTGGTCGTAAGAAACCTAAGATGCTAGATAAAAGTTTGCGAGGAACAAACGATCTTGAAGTAATCATTTATAATCTTAAAAAAGAAATAGACAGATTAAACGAGGAAGTACAAGCTAAAGAAATATACATTAAAAAACTAGAGAACGAATTAGATAAAAGCATAAGATCGGACAACTAAATGATTAATGTCTTTATCGGATATGACAGCAAAGAGAAAATAGCTTACCACATACTTAGCGAAAGCATACTAAGACACAGTTCAGTACCAGTTAGATTTATACCACTTTATCTGCCAAACCTAAGAGACTCATTCACAAGACCAAGAAACACTTTATCATCTACTGAGTTCTCATTTAGCAGATTTATAGTTCCTTATCTTATAAACTATGATGGTTGGGCATTGTTCCTAGATTGCGATATGCTGTTTAAAGCAGACATCAAAGAACTATGGGATTTAAGAAATGATGATTATGCAGTTATGGTTTGTCAGCATGATTACACACCCAAGCATTTATCTAAGTTCGGCAATCAAATACAAACTGTTTATGAGAAAAAGAACTGGTCTAGTTTAATGCTAATGAACACAGCTAAATGTAAACAGCTTACAAAAGAATATGTTGATACTGCATCAGGATTAGAACTTCATCAATTTAAATGGACTGACAAAGTAGGTGGCTTACCTTTAGAATGGAATTGGTTAGTTGGCGAATACCCACACAACACAGAAGCTAAGAACATACACTTTACAGAAGGTGGTTGTTATTTTGAGAAATACCAAGACTGCGATTATTCATCTGATTGGTTTAACATCTACACTAATACAGTTAAGATTCAGTTATGAACTTTATAACAGGAAGCGATAAAGAACATGAAGATATACTTAAATGGTTTATCGGCACATACAACAAACACCTAACTAATAAACTTTACATAGCTGACTTTGGATTAGAGAATAGCTATCCTAATTGCATATCTTACAAACCTTTAATGAAAGCTTGGTACTACAAACCAAGAATGATGTTAGAAACTTTAGAGAAACAAATATGCTGGATTGATAGCGACATAGAAATACTTACAGACATATCAGATATATTTGAACTATCTCAAGGGTATGATATTGCTGTTACTGAAGATTGGTGCAATAGAAACAATCACTTTGCATCAGGTTTAGTTGTTTGTAACAATCAAGATTTCTTACAAGAGTGGAAGTTAGAATGTGAAAAGTTCTTAACCTATGGAGATCAGGAGTGTTTAAACAAGATTGCACATAAGTACAAAGTTTTAACCTTACCTAGAGAATATCAATGGCTTAGACTTGCAGAAACAAATAACAATATCAAAACAATACATTGGACTGGAAAAGATGGAAAAGCAATTATCAGAAAAAAGATTAGAGAGTATTCATAGGAACGAGAACATAATATCAGTACCGATTAACAAAGTTAAATATTGTTGCCAGATAGATAGACAAGAAGGCGATAAGAACTGGAATCAAGTTTTAATCTATTCAATCAAAGATTATAAATACATTAATGATGTATTACAAAGACGTAAAATAAAAACATTAGACGAAGCACATTTACTATACAACCCAGTTATCTTATTAGCAGAAGCCAATCAGCTTATTTGTATCTATGGCAATAGAAGAATAAAAACAGCAATAGAAAATGGCTACACACATATAGACGCATTAGTTTATGAAGATTTAATTAAAGCTAGAGAAGTAGGTTCTAACATAGCATTAACTTATAAAAACGTTGGCAAACACAAGGCAGATGCTTTACATTTAGACAGAACTGCAATAACTAAAATAGACAAATATATTATGCCTGACGAACCACAAATAATAAACGAATACGCAACACACCAACAAATACTAATCAAAGAAGCACTATCTTGTAGTGGAGACATACTAGAAACTGGTTGTGGTTATTATTCTACACCTTTGCTTTTAGAGATAGCTAAACAAAAAGGAGTTAAGTTAGTTAGTATGGTAGAGAATATAGATTGGGCTAGAAGGTTTGATTATCTTGCTTGTGATAACTATGTCCAGTTGCACGTTAAGTTTAATAACGAACTATTTATAAACCAGAATTATGGTATGTGCTTTTTAGATCACGAACAATTTGTAAGAGATAGAATTAAGCATCTCAACAACATATTAAAACATACTGATAAAGTTGTAGTGCATGATGCAGATAGAATAGATACTTTTGCTTTCCTACATAAACCACATACGATAGAAATGTTCAAACAATTTAAACCACACACAGCAGTTATTAGAAATGTCTAATCTTTACGATATATATTTAGAACAGGCAAAGCAGTATCACAAAGACGATAACAAGTGGCAAGGAATAGCTTTAAAAAAGTTCATACCAGCTATCAATCAAATCATTAAAGACAAAGGCATTGAATCAATATTAGATTATGGTTGTGGCAAAGCAAAATATCACCCTGAAGAATGGAACGCAACTAAGTATGACCCTGCTGTACCTGAGTACCAAAACAAACCTACTGACAAGTTTGATTTAGTTATTTCAACAGATGTATTAGAACATATCCCAGTTGATAATCTTAAAGATGCTATTAATGAAATATTTAGCTACTCAAAGAAGTGGGTATTTATTTCTGTATGTTGTAGAAAAGCCATAGCAATACTTCCAAATGGTTATAATGCTCATGCAACTATTGAATCAGCTAAATGGTGGAGAGAACTATTTAAACCTTATAACAACTATACACTAGAGTTTTCAGAATAATGTTTAATCCTTACGAATACTTTAAAGGCAAGAATGTTTTATTAATTGGTAATGGTGAGAAGTTAGACCAAATAGATTACAGCAAATACAATTCAATAGTTAGAATGAATCTTGGAGTTCAAGACAAACCTTGTGATGTATGGATTAACAACCTAGTCTATGAGGGTCATAATATGCTTAAAGAGATTCCACAGATACGTTGCATTGTAAGATTAAACTTTGAAAAAGAAGGAACAAGAGCAGATCGTATGCCAGAATACGTTAAAAAAAAAGCTTGGTTATGGAACAAAGAAGAATACAACTTAATGACACAAAGATATAATTACCAAAGACCAACTACTGGCTTTGTTGCAATCTATTGGTTACTTAATCATTGTCAATGCAAAGTAACTATTGCTGGATTTGATTTCTTTAAAACTAAGAACAGATATACAATGGAAGAAGTACAACACATTGGAACTAATAAAGGTTATAACCATGATGTTAAATTGGAAGAAGAAGTTATTACTAAACTTATTCAAAGAGGAATTATAAATGCTTTATAATGATGATTGTTTAAAAGTATTACCAACACTACCAGATAATAGTGTTGATCTAGTTCTTACTGACCCACCATATGGAACTTCAGCTTGTGAATGGGATAATGTAATTCCATACAAAGAAATTTGGTCAAATCTTAAAAGAGTTATAAAAAAAAACAGACCAATAATTTTATTTGGTGTAGAACCATTTAGTTCTTATTTAAGAATGTCAAATATTGATTGGTTTAAATATGATTGGATATGGGAAAAGCAAAGAGGTTCTAATTTTTTAAACTACAAATATCAACCATCTAAAAACTATGAGATAGCAAGTTTGTTTTCTGAGGGTGCGACATCATACACAGGCAAAGATAATAATTGTCCATACTTTCCACAAATGGTTTCTGGGAAAGCATACGAACAAAAACAAGGGAAGGGTGGAGATGCAGTTGTAAGAGCAGGAAGTAGAGAAAATAAAAACATTATAACTAAAAATGATGGAACACGTTATCCAAATGCAATACAAAAGTTTAACTCAGACAAAGATAAATTTCACCCAACACAAAAGCCAGTAGCTTTACTAGAATACTTATTAAACACATACACAAATAAAAATGATACAGTATTAGACTTTACTATGGGTTCTGGTAGCACAGGGGTTGCTTGTAAGAATATTGACAGGAAATTTATTGGGATAGAACTAGATAAGAAATATTTTGATATTGCAAAAAATAGAATTGAACAAACATTAATCTAATGCCATTTAGTAAACCACAACTAGACGTATATACTTGTCCAAAGAGATTTAGAGTTCTTATTACAGGAAGAAGATTCGGCAAGACACACTTAGCCATGTACGAACTACTTAGATTTGCAAGTAGAAAACCTAATTCAAAGATATTCTATGTAGCACCAACTTACAGAATGTCTAAAGAGATTATGTGGAAACAACTTAAAAGACTTACTACTGAAAAGAGATGGATTAAATATGCTAATGAAACAGAACTATCTTTAGTTCTTAGGAATGGTAGCCAGATAAGTTTAAAAGGTGCAGATAAATCACCAGACAATTTACGAGGAGTAGGATTAGACTTCTTACTATTAGATGAGTATGCAGATATACCAGTTGAAGCTTGGACAGAAGTTCTAAGACCAACTATTTCAGATAAGCACGTTACTGGTAATGTATTATTTATAGGAACACCTAGAGGATTTGGTAACTGGTCTTATGAAATTTACCAAAAAGGTTTAGGAGATGACCCAGAATGGAAATCTTTTAAGTACACAACATTAGATGGTGGTCAGGTTGATGCAGAAGAAATAGAACAAGCAAAAAAAGATTTAGATGAGAGAACATTTAGACAAGAATATTTAGCATCATTTGAAACATACTCAGGAGTTGTTTATTACAACTTTGATAGAGAACTAAACGTGCAAGAATGTAAATACGATAAAGATGCTATAATTCATATTGGATTGGACTTTAACATAGACCCAATGTCAGCTTGTCTATTCCATGTTAAGAATGGTATTGCTCATGTATTTGATGAGATAGTTATTTATAGTTCTAATACTGATGAATTTATTGATGAATTATTATCTAGGTACAATAAATCTAAAATGATTGTTTACCCTGACCCAGCTTCAAGACAACGTAAAACTTCTGCTGGTGGTCGCACCGATCTAACTATCTTGCAAAATGCAGGTTTAAATGTTAAAGCTAAATCTACTCATGCTTTAGTTAGAGATAGAGTTAATTCTGTGAACAGTAAACTAAAAGCATTTGATGGAAAGAGAAGTATTTTTATTAATCCTTCTTGCAAAACACTAATTAATAGCTTAATGAAACAAGTTTATAAAGAAGGTACAAATCAACCTGAAAAGAACAATGGCTACGATCACATGACTGACGCACTAGGTTACGCAATAGAATACATCTTCCCAATTACTTCAAACTTACCTAAATCAGAACCTAAGAGATTTTCATAATGGCTTACACAAGAAAACAAATAGAACAGCAACACTTACAATACAAAAGTATGATGCCTAGATGGGAATATTTCATCAGATCATATTTAGGTGGCAAAGAATATCAAGATGGAAAGTTCTTACAGGAATACCAATTAGAATTAGAATCAGAATATTTTAAAAGACTTGCTTACACACCACTAGACAATCATGCTAGAAACGTAATTGATATTTATTCATCATTCCTATTTAGAGTTCCACCAACTAGAGAACTTGGAACATTACAAGACGACCCATCAGTAGATCAATTCTTAGATGATGCAGATTACGAAGGTAGAACATTTGATGCTCTAATGAGAGAAGTACAAAACTATGCTTCTGTTTATGGACATTGTTGGATTCTCGTGGATAAACCATCTACAAATGTAATGACTAGAGGAGAAGAACTAGAACAAAACATTAGACCATATTTAAACGTATATACTCCTGAGAACGTATTAGACTGGAAGTATGCAAGATCACCAAATGGATATTACTATTTAGAATATTTAAAGATTAGAGAATCTATTGAAGATGATAAAGAATGTTATAAGATTTGGTACGAAGATAAAATAGACACAGTATTTTTACCAACATCAAATAGAGATGAACCAGTTTTAGTAGAGTCAGTTCCTAATCCTATTGGAAAGATTCCTGCTGTTATTTTATACAATCAA